CAGACTGTCCTCTTTTATTTTTAATATTTCGGCCTCGCTTTTGCCTAACGCCTGGGCTTGACTTATTGCCAACTGTGCGCGACGTTCTTCTTCTTTTATTTGACGCTGTCCAAGTGTGAGCGAGCGTTCTTGCGCTTTTTGGAACGCCTCAAGTCTTGCTTTTGCCTTGTCGATTTCTTTCGACATTCCTTGAAATAACGAAACGGCCAATCCGATCGCAACGATAATCGCTCCGGCTCCGGTTGCAAGTAACGCGGCCGAATAGGCTCGTGCTGCCACCGTGGCTTGACCCATGACGAACGTTTGAATTTTGGTCGCTGCGGTTTGGATTCCGACCATAACCGCACTCTCTGCCTGGAGCGCGTTTTGCACAGCCTGCAAGCCGTTAACCAACGCCATGATGCCCTGCAATTTAACCATGGTTTTTTGGAGGTCGTCGTTTTGTAGACCCAGGGCGGCCGCTGCACCTTCAACCGCTCCAAATGCACCTGCCAATCCTTGAATACCGCCCAAAACGGCATCCAATCGGCGCGTGTCACTTGCAAAATATGCAACCTCGGCACGTGTGTCTCCGATGCTGTCTTTTACTCTACCCGCCTCTTTGATCATCGAGTTGGCCGAGTTGGCGAACTCTGGACCAAGGGCGCGAACCTCCATCGCTAAATTTGTAAGCTGCTGAACGGTTCTGCCGGTCAATTTACCGCTGGCCAATTTGTCGAACTGGGCCTGAATACCCGCGACGCTTTTTCCTGCGTCGTCCGTCAACATTTTGCCCGATTTCTGCACGGCAATAACCGCCGCGTCGAATCCTTTTTTCAGGTTGCTTATATCGGCCCCGATTACTATATTTAATGATTGACTTTTTGCCATTACCGGTTGTAATTAACTATATAATCCTGCGAAACATGGTAAACTCCCGCAAATCCTGCTTGATCTTCCACCATTTCAATTTCCCCGTCGTATTCAATAACTTGAACCGTCACAGCGTTAAACGTTCCTGGCGTTGTCACCTGCAGGGCTGTTCTAATCAATTCGGCCGTCTGATATGCTGATTGATACGTCGTGCCGTATACGTCCACCTGAACGCGCGCGAAGTCCGTCTTGCTTGGCCCCGATTTGCTCATGTGGGGCACGTTACTAATTAAGTGAATTGTGATCGCTGGAAACGCTGATCCCTGGGGTAATCGTAACGGGTTAATTCTGGACCCAACAACCGCCGTCAACGCTGAATTATTGGAAAGGATGTTATATACGGCGTTAATTGCTTTCATGCTTGGGCGGGTGGGGTGAGCTTGGCAAATATATCCGCATATTTGGAAACGGTCGCAACAATATCGACCGACTCGGATTCCTCCCAGGGGAACCGCATCAATTTTCTAGGTTCAATTGGATTTTTTATGTGCGGAGCCATTCCGGTTGCGACGGCCCAACGCGTCATTTCCCATTGGTTCCGATACTGCTGCCTCTGTGCAATTCTCAGCCCGTCAAGTTTACGACGCCAAAATCGCGGAGTCGATTTCCAAAACTCCCGCTCCGACAAATTTAATTCGCCATAACTTATGCGCTCGACCATTTTCCAAGTTAGCGGTGCGCCGTCGCCCTTGGCGTCTACTTTCCCTCGGATTCGTCCGTCTCAAAAAAATCGTTTATCGCCTCGGTGAATCCGTCAAGGGCTGGCGATAATTGTGAGAAACGTTTAACGGCCGAGCCTAGCTTCTGAATCGTTTTAAACGGGGTTTGTTGGTCCTGGTACTCGTAACCCTCCAAGATTCCATAAAACGCGCATTGTAGGGCGAAATCCATTGATTTGCCCAGGTCGTTTTTAATGCTTAAATCACTAAAATTCTGCATCCCGGCGACCTGCATTATTTCGCGGATCGAGTTAAAATTAAACAAAAGGGGGTGCTGAACACCCCCGATTTCGATTTGGTTCATGCCTCAAATATAGGCATATTTTTTTTAAGCTACTGTGCCAACTGTCAACGCTCCGGTTCCCTGGATCGATGCCGTAAATGTTGTCACGTCGTTTTTGGGTGCGCTCAAGCTCAAATTGCTGAAAAACGCCGAGCCGCTCAACTTCAAATCGCCCGTAACGTTTGACGTCATAACGATTGTCACTGATGTGCCCGCCAATAAATCGGTGATGACGTCTTTCCAAGATAGACCGCCCGCTCCAACGCTTCCGTCCTCCTCGAACATTCCCTCAACTGACATGGTGTAACCGCCCTCGCCGACGATAAACTCTTTCCATCCTGCTGAGTCCTTGTTGGTTGATTCGATCATGTCCTTGGTAACTTCAAAATCGTTCGACGTCGCGTTGGCGATTTTGGTTAAAGTGCCGCTCACATCCTTGTAAATTGCGATCAGCGTTCCGTTGGTAATTCCTGTGGTTGCCATTATTTTTTTCTTATTTTATTTTCAAATTATTTTTTTTCGCCAAATCGCGAATTAATTTAACCATCCCCGACGATATAGCCTCGGAGGCTGCGTTTCGACTTGAATCAAACGCGCGGCGCATAAATCCGACCGGCGCAATTTGACCCGTATATTTTCCGTCCTTGGTAAAACGTGGCGCGGTTCCAAACTCCAATATGTGAGCCAAATATCCGTGCTCGCTGTGCCAATCAATACCGGCAAGTGTACCAGTAAATCCTTTGTTATTTTTGGTGCCGACTATTTTAATACTCATTTTCGCCAATCCGCTATCCTCTGGGATATACGAACGCGCGATATAAACAATTTTTTGAGCCTCGGTCGTGGTCAAAACTGCGACGGCTTTTTGGTCCATGTCTTGCCCCATGGATTCCAATGCCTTCATCAATTCCGCCATGCCTTCAATTTTTACGCTCATTCGGTTAGGTCGGTTTGAATTTTTAAATACATGTCGCGGTCAATATTCGCGATGTTTATAATATTAAAATACTTACCATCCCAAACGATGCGGTCCTTTACTGTTATACCTGCATCGTAACGAACGGTGAAATTCACATTTTGACGGTGTTCTCGTCTGTCTGCGTCCACTGATTCGGCACCGCTTTCGGATTCCTGGGTACGTGCCCAAAAATACGCGTAATTCGACCACGTTTGCAGCTTTTCGCCGGTGTTCGTGTCGGTCGATTCGGTGTATTTCTCAACCGCAATATACTGATCCATTAATCCCGCGTTCATTTTATCCGAAATTAACTACCCTAAATTTATCTAATAAATACTCGTGATTATAGTCCAATTTGTTAACGCTTGCACCAATAACAACCGATTGACGGTTATCGTAATACTGGCCAATCAGTAATAACGCCGCGTATTTAATCGATGCGGGAAATTTGGCCGATTCGTTAACATTGCTCGCGCTGGTCAACTCGAACCCCTCCTTTATTTCAACGATCAAACGAACATCGTCGTCCGTTAAATTATCCGGCAAGGTTTCAAAAAATACAGACCGTCCAAACTGCCCAAACTTAACCGGCGCGTCGATCCATCCAGTCGCGGTTTGTACCGTGTTGGCCTGGTTTACAAATTTTATGTTCGTGATCGACAAAACGCGTGAATATATCCTCAGCATGTTGCCCTCAATATATCCGAATGGGTTTAACGTGTCCACCGTAACCGCTGGCCCGGTGAACCCGTCAAACGCATACTTTACCGTCGCTTTCCGAATTGAATATCCAACATACGCCTCGCACGCGTCTAACGCCATAGAAATTAAACCACTGATATATGAATCATCGGCGGAGCTGGTAACACGAAGGTGTTGTTTTGCGTCCGCCAAACTGATATAATCAGTATCGGCGTTGTCTTTCGATATGAGTTCGCGTGCTATGTACATTTTTTATTCGCTTATTTCGGGTTGTTCGGTTACTGGTTGTTCCTCGGTTGCAACTTTCGCTACTTCCTCGGCGGGTTGTTCGGTTACGTATTCCGCGTGTCCGTTTGCAACGATTTCAGACGCTAACAATGCGTCGATTTCGGCAACCTGACCCTCGAAATAACTCAAACCATACGCCCCAATCGGTGAAAATGTAAATCTTACACTTACAACCGCCGCCTTTTCAG